TTCTTTCGTGGAGCAGATCAATTATAGTTACAATTAAGCGAGAAAATACTTTTTTCAATCAATTTAGTTGCTGAAGGCTAGGCCACCCATTCCGGAGAGGATGCGGAGCACGTTGTACGACAACGCGTACACGTAGACGGTACGAGCAGTACTGGCGGCCGCCTTTTTGAACTTAAGCTTGAGCGACGCGTTGTCGATGCGCGAGAAGTTGAGCGCGCCGCTGGGCTGGTGCTCCTCCGGCGAGAGGCAGAAGGAGTACATACCGACCCAGTGGTCGTAGGGCACGCGAGTGTGGTGCTGGTAGGGCTGCACAAGCTGGAAGTACTCCCCGTCACGTACGCTGAAGCGCTCGTGGCCGTTCAGCTGAAGCTGCACATCCGCAATGGGGTTGTTGTCCGAGTGCTGGAGTCCGTATAAACCCTGCGACACAAGCGTCTTTATAGTGGTAGGCTCAACACCGTCTGCGCCGTTATAGAACGGATTTGCTCCTGTGGCCCCCACCATCTCAGTGGTCCAGTAGATCGCCTTGGTTGGGTGGTTGAAGTTTAATCTGGTCGAAAACGGCGTGGTATCAGCGGTGGATAGGGCCGAGGTCTGCTCAGAGCCAGTGAACTGGAGCTGCTCTATGAGGTACTCGTGGCTCATCTGCGAGAATCTTCGGCGCTCATCTGTGTCAAGATAGAAGAAATCAGAGTACAACCTGGGCTGCTCCGCCATTGATTTCATGTCGTCGGCCCTGGTAGCGGCCTCGCCGTCGGCGCGATTGCGGACAATAGCCTCTCTGTCAGCAATCTCGATCGAGATACGCACCTCGTGGTACTGCAGGGCGATCAGGGGGAGGGCGGCACCCGCCGAGCCCTTGCTGAACCAGAAGTTGATTGGAAGGTAAAGCTTCCTCGCCTTGCCTGAATTAGCAGCAGCAGAGGGAACACTATCGGGACCATCGTTGGCGGTCATGAGCTCGTAGCCAGCCTCCTTCTCGGCCTTGCACGAGAGCTTGTGCCAGAGGTGGGTGAATCGGCCGTAGATCTTGTCGATACGCTGGCCGCCGATCTCGACCTCGGCACTCTTGATCAGCGCGTGTCCAAGCTTGGAGACGTACGCCGTGTTATCCTCCTCCGCCGGGAGGCTCACCTCGAGCCAGAGTCTGTGAAGAAGATCGCCGTTGCGGCTGATGACCGCCACGAGCTTGTTGCCGAACGAGGTAGAGTTAGACTGGAAGGTCTGTTCCACCGCCTCGCAGGCATAGTTGGTGTGACGGCGGTACAAATTCTTAAAGAATGTGATCTGACTATTACCGGTTAAATAGACGTCCTGCATACCGTAAGCGACAAGCTGCATCAATCCTCCTCCACCCATTTTTGCTAATGTAGTGAGCATAGAAAAAAAATCACGAAAAAAACACGAAAATAAATCATAAGCATTGTCTGGCGTATGGTCTTTTTCAACATGTCGCTAGCTTAGGTTCTACCGATTGTTGTATCCTGAAAAAAAAAATTAAAACATCATGAAAAAAATTAGTTGCTGAAGGCTAGGCCACCCATTCCGGAGAGGATGCGGAGCACGTTGTACGACACCGCGTACACGTAGACGGTACGAGTGTGATCAGCGTCACCAGCCTTCTTTGCCTTGAACTTAAGCTTGAGCGACGCGTTGTCGATGCGCGAGAAGTTGAGCGCGCCGCTGGGCTGGTGCTCCTCCGGCGAGAGGCAGAAGGAGTACATGCCGACCCAGTGGTCGTAGGGCACGCGGGTGTGGTGCTGGTAGGGCTGCACGAGGTGGAAGTAAGACCCGTCACGTACGCTGAAGCGCTCGTGGCCGTTCAGCTGAAGCTGCACCTCCGAAATGGGGCAGTTGTTGTGATACTTCCCAAATTCTCCATCTGCTACAGCTGATTTCATGCCCGCGGGCTCGGCAACCGACCACCCATTGTAGAACGGGTTCGCCCGGTTCTTGTCGTCAGTCGACTCCTCGGTGGTCCAGTAGATGGCCTTGGTTGGGTGGTTGAAGTTCAATCTCGTCGAAAATGGCAGCGATGTGTCGCCAATTGTCCCACTCTGCTCCTGGCCAGTGAACTGGAGCTGCTCTATGAGGTACTCGTGGCTCATCTGCGAGAATCTTCGGCGCTCATCTGTGTCAAGATAGAAGAAATCAGAGTACAATCTGGGCTGCTCCGCCATACTGTTGATGACTACCGGTGCCAGAGCATTCGAAGAATCGGCATAAGTACCCGAACCGGCGGAGGTCTCAGTTTGGTGTTTGGTCGCAAGCGATCTTGGTACTCCCTCTTGCGAGCCTCTCTGAATGAACTCCTTTTCCGCGAGCTCGATCGAGATGCGCACCTCGTGGTACTGCAGGGCGATCAGAGGGAGGGCGGCACCCGCCGAGCCCTTGCTGAACCAGAAGTTGATTGGAATGTAAAGCTTTCTCTGATCTGTGATCAATTCAGACTTAGCCACAATATCGGCGGCGTCCCCACCATCCAGTGTGGTTTGATCCGCGCCTGCTGAAACTTTGTTATCGGGACCATCGTTGGCGGTCATGAGCTCGTAGCCAGCCTCCTTCTCGGCCTTGCACGAGAGCTTGTGCCAGAGGTGGGTGAATCTGCCGTAGATCTTGTCGATGCGCTGGCCGCCGATCTCGACCTCGGCACTCTTGATCAGCGCGTGTCCGAGCTTGGAGACGTAGCTTGTGTCGGGCGTGGTTGCATTTCCATTCTTCTCACCCTCGAGGGTGACCTCGAGCCAGAGTCTGTGAAGAAGATCGCCGTTGCGGCTGATGACCGCCACGAGCTTGTTGCCAAACTCGGTAGAGTTAGACTGGAAGGTCTGTTCCACTGCCTCGCAGGCATAGTTGGTGTGACGGCGGTACAAATTCTTAAAAAATGTGATCTGACTATTACCGGTCAAATAGACGTCCTGCATACCGTAAGCGACAAGCTGCATCAATCCTCCTCCACCCATTTTTGCTAATGTAGTGAGCATAGAAAAAAAATCCCGACAAATAAACTAAATGCTGCGAATTCAAGTTTTCAATCATTCTGGCTTTCGAATTTCGAATGCAAGTTTCGCACTGGATGCGGGCATCGCATCCATTGTTTCGTCATCCGAGATATCTTGACCGTACCAGAACTGGAGTGTGCCGTCTGCGATATTTGAGACAAGCATCCAGTGGCCATCGGTGGATGACATGTCACCTAAATGAAGGACCTGTGATCTTGGGTCTTCTACGAGCTTCGAGTTCAAAGAGTCCTCGAACGGAGTCGATTTCTTACCCAGCACTAGATCTTCAGACAACTGGAATGCGGAGAGCTGTTGCGTGGTGACCGAGGTTACGGCCGACCTGGTGTACGTGATGCTCTTGTCTGTTTCGCCCTTGATGATGAGTCCCGACCCGACAGCGAGGGGGTTTGATGGGTTGTCTACCACTCCAAGCTCTAGTGTTTTGTCCTGCACCGTGAGTGTTGTCGAGCTAATTGTTGTTGTTGTTCCCTGAACATCCAGATTTCCTGTGATTGTGACAGCTCCACCGACACTCAGGGCCTGACTCACGGCAAGATCAGAACCAATGCTAGTCGAGGCCCCCACGGTTAATGCAGACCCAAGGAACATAGAAGATCCACAAGAAAGGTTGTCAGCAAGATTTAGTTTTCCGCGGAAAGTTGCGTCACTTTCAGTGAAAATGGAACCTTGAACTGAGAGTAGGGGGGTGTCAAACAGAACCGCTGTGGCATTACCAACAGAAAGGTGCCCATTTAGCTTCATTGGTGTAGTTGCTGTGAAAGAGTCCGCTTCCAGAGTAACCAGGGAGCTAGATTCACCAACGTTGATTGTGGAGGCACCCTTGACAACTACACTCTGACCTGAGAACATGATGTCACCTGCTACACTGAGCTTGTCTGCAAGCACAGACACACCATTCACCGATAATGCATCAGAGAAAATGATATTCCCCCCAACACTGAGACCATTGGAAAATGGAAAGAGCCGCCCCCTAACATGCAGATCGTTCAGACTGACATCAGTTGCGACCGAAATGTGAGACTCGAATTGTGAGGTAGTGCCGACACTCAATGTGCTTCTAAAGATGGCATCCTCCGATATCACTGAGGTGCCTACGCTTAAGAGACCGTCCGAGGTGATGGAAGTGGCTACACTTAAGGAGCTGTTTATGGTCGCAATGCCACCCACAACCATCTGACTAGCCAAATCCAGTCGTCCACCGATAGAAATACTGCTGTCCGTCTTGACGTTGCCATCCACATCCAGTGTTGCGCGTATGACGGTCTCACCTACGATTTCAGTATGCCCACCCACTGAGAGGTCCGCGGCCAGCACAGTATCTGCTGCAACACTCAGTTTGCCAGATACTTGCAAGTCGCCACCAATGTCATTGATGCTCGCCCACGCGACATGTCCGTTTATGCCAACATTTCTCAATGCGTAGACCTTAGAGACATCCATCGTGCCCGACCCCAATACCGGGATCTTCAACCCAGTCATGAGCGTGCCGACTGACAGATGCTCTTCAAGGGTGTGTGCCGTTACAACTGAATTCGTTAAGATACCGACATCTTCCGTCTTATCCCATATACCAGCTTCAAGGACATCGATCTTGCTGAGCCCCTGATAACCACCTTTCACTTTTAGGTGACCGTTATTCGAGCGAGTAATGGCCCCCGAGTCCAGAACCAAATCACCATTAGACCCAGTTAAGTTGGGTGCATTGATTGTTGACACCTGACGAATTGTGTGCAATTGCAAACCAGTCGCCTTTAATGTCCCGAAATTCGATAAACCTGCCAGTGGTAGATTACTCACTTCTGTCATTGTACTTTAGGTGTATATATTATTTCACGCATGCTTCTATATTTTATTCATGCTTAATCACAGAAAAGTGCCACATCCTCAGCCGAGTCCTCGTTCTGGCTGCCGTCATCATATTCACGAACATTAATCACGTAGAAATCACACGAGTCGTCACTCATCACCTGAGAAAACGAAATCGCGACTGGCTCATCATAGACTGACAAAGGCACAACCCCGGCAAACTTCTTAGAAACCGACGAATATCCCCACAAAACGACAGGAAGCATTGCAAACGTGTCGGATTCTTTTGCTGGTAGAGTGACCACCTTTTCCAAAATCTCATCAGTAACCGGGATCACTGCACTTACAGGGTATCCACTGCAAATGCACTGCATTATCTTCTTCTCATCCTTTGGGACGCGCAAGCACTGTATGCTATCTTCATGGAAACTTTCTAAGATCTCGTTCAACGCTACATTTACACAGGTGGAACTTGGTACTGTTATGTCCGCCTCTATCCCTCGAGACTCGCACGCATGCCTTATCAACTCTTTCGCAACTCGCCCTGACGTAGACCCTTCGGAGTCGAGCATGGGAGAAACATCTTTGATGCGAAAGGTCTTTGGTACTTTGCTATCGTCAAGCACGACCATAGGCCATGATTCATCAGGACTGCACATATACTCATCAATACCCTCTTCTGAAAAACTACTCAATAATGCACCCATTTGTATGTCACGAATAATTTATATCATCAAATTAAGACGCATTTCATCACACATAAATATATTTCCTTAGGGCAACTATGGCAGACATGACAAAAAACACAAACACACTCGTCTTCGCTATGATAGCAGGAGGACTCTACTACATGAAAACAAAATCAGAGCAACAGGATGAAACGAAAGAAAAGAAAAAAAACTCTGAAGCGGATTCAGCGGAGTCGAACAACATGGCACCTTTTATCGTAGCCCTTCTTCTCATTTTCTCCATGAGAGAAGAAATTCAAAACACTCTATCGAAAGAACGTGTGTATAATGTGATAGCCATATCATCAGCAGCCTATTTAATCACAATCGAAGCGAAAATCATCCCCATCCTCGCATCCATATTTGCATCATTAATTCTCTTACCCGCCGTTCACGAACAAACACAATAAAAAATGCGTTTAAGGACGCAAAGTGTGGCATTTTGTGGTATACCAATGAAATGAACGAACACTTGAATATAATCAGGGTCAACGCAATCTTTGAAACCATTGGACTAAATTAAAATATATATAAGTAATAGCATGGCAAAAAGTAAAGGAGGGGGCATAGGAGATGGTTTGTTGCTCGGTAGTATATTCTCGAGTGGGGGGGCGTCAGGAGTAATTTGCCTCTCTGGTGATACAAGTTGGGCATGTGCGGCTAAAAGATTTGCAGCGGTAATTCAAACGATTTTGATGGTTATCAGCATGATTGCAATTATAGCATGGGCATATTTTCATCGAAAGAAAATATTCAAATTCATTCGTGGAAATTCTTCGAACAAAAACATGTAATTATTTTTTAAAGAATGAATGATGTTTTGAGATTAAAAAAACAAAGCGATTTCCCACCAGACAGTGTGAAATCACTCACCAAAAATACACTTACTCTGCTCCATCACATCAAGGTCACCTAGCTCTACCCACAGTAGAATTGCAATCTTTTCAAATGCATATTTCACATCTTCAATTATTTTACCGTCATCATCTTGTGCAAGAACGTTTGTGAATGAAATGTATTGTTTCAAACCCATTAGTTCCTTCATAAGCACACAAACTTTCAAGTGATTTTCCTCCTCGAAGAGATCACAGAACCCAACCGCATTGAAGCATGTCCTTACCCCATCACGAATTATCAATTCTCGCAGCAAAGGCGACACGGATATATCCCCACGGTCAATCATTCCCGCTACATCAGATTCTGACATCTGTCTCTCGATGCCAAAACCAATCTTCTTCAAAATGTTTACTGCACTTTCCCCCAAGCTCATCTCCTAATTGCTTAAGCCTAACCCTTACTTTTAATATGTGAACATAATAACATTATTTTCCTTGACCTCTTCATGTAACCACTGGAAACCACTGGAAACCACTGAAAACCACTGAAAACCACTGAAAACCACTGAAAACCACTGAACACCACTGAAAACCACTGGAAACCATTCGCGATCACTCACATTTCTTCTCAGAACCGACCTCGGGCGGAAACTCTGCCAACCACACCACTTTCTACTAATCACACAATTCAAGAGTTTGTGGAGCGAACACGATACTCGGACGACGTCGGCGAATAAGACGGCGACGTCGGCTCGTACCCTGGGCTCAGATCGAGTGGGTACGGTTCGATCACGACGGGCGTGACGGTCACGCAGTGGCTCTGGATTATGAGCGCGTTATAATGGGCCTCGAGCTCGCGTTCCGACTTTGCCAGCTCGGAGAAGTGCTTCGCATTGCTGCTCATCTGCGAGTTCAAGGGCGGGTGGTCGGTTTTGGCGCCCGCGGGGTGAGCGATCCCGCCAAAACCGACCACTTCACGAGCATGACACCCGCGTCATGCGGAAAGAGCAGCCTGCATCACACGGACTCTGTCACTGATGACCCTAACCAAGTCGATAAACACACATACTTGTCAGTTGATGGACTTCCAGAAGTCATCACGGTAAGACAGCGCAGTCATGGCAACGTCGTCGTTCAATTCGCTGCCACCACTGAGTACAACGTTCACATCCCTGGCATTATGAACAAACACGGCTTCACATGGGACAGCCGACTGGGAACCTACGTACGGGTCTGGGCAGAGGAGGGAGCATCTTTGGAGAGTTTAATTCGAACGCGAGCAGTCTGGCCCCAATACCAGCCAAAAAATCACTTTACAGGCGTTGCTTTCTTGAAGCCACGTTTCGTCAATGAAAAGCAGATTCGTAACCGCATGCTATCAGTCATAAGAAAAGCCGGATTCAGATTTTGTATGATCAAAAAGGAATATCGCATGAACATGACACCAGAAGCTCACCGCAGTCTCAGCTCACTGAACAGCGATAAGCAAACAGAAATATCTGACATCACGCAAAGAAGATACGCAATGGACCCGAAGTCAATGTTCAAAGAATACAAACGAAAGCAAGAGGATACTTCTCGGCTCATCGACAACATAATGCTGAACAGTGCTTTTTCATTCGACAAAGCGTGGGTTGGCATGCCCTGCGCGTCGCGATCGGAAACCACTGACGAACTACGTGCGCACGCATGGGCAATCCATGGTCTAGAACCACCTGCACCCCCATGGATTCGCACGGACGTCTACGGCAATCAAATTTAACTAAATTCCGGTCGATCCCCAGGTGGTTTGTACGCCCACATCACTAGTGAAAGCCATCTTCTTAAAGTCTTTTTTTTATTGTATTGCCCCAACGTTCTAGAAATAAAACTATGTCTTTCCTTATCCCAATACGTTCGACGCCCTGGAACTTTTGATTCAGACATTTTACCACGGTCCCCGTTGACATTTTTGTACGCTGTCAAGAATCCACGCGGGGAACGTGCAATTACGCTCACCCCCAATCGCTTGGCTTCTGCCTCATGACTCACTACTTCTTTCAGGGGTAACCATTTAAATTTTGAGTATGATGACATCTTGTGTATTGAACTTAACATTTTTTTTCCTCACGGAATGAGAAGCACTAATATTTAAAAAATATTTCGGCCTGGACTGAGGGTGAAGCTTCCCTGAGTTGAAATCGTTCGACGTGGAGACGGGGAATTCATGCTCGGGCTGAGGGTGAAGCTTCCCTGAGTTGAAATCGTTCGATGTGGAGACGGGGAATTCATGCTCGGGCTGAGGGTGAAGCTTCCCTGAGTTGAAGCCAATTCTTTAAAGTCTCGTGAAAATCTTTTATTCTCAAACCACTGCTCTCGTCTGTAACCTTCGCTTTCGAATTGCGCCCTTTCATCGAGTGTATGCATGTCCCAGAGTGCTTCAGCAGCCTTCTTTCCGTCATTATCATTTAACTTCTGATTTTTCATTATTATCCATTGGCGACGTCGGTCGCCAATGGCGTTCACCCATTGATTCAAAGACTTGGGGCTCGGAAAGCCAACTTTGTAGTCCATCATCCATGTTTTGAATTGTTCCACCTCGCTATCGGACAAAACACGATCGAACAGTATCAGTTCCGCAATGTTCCAGGCAGCGTGCTCACCATACCTCCCTGCGGAAATCGTATGCCGAAAACTAACGTTTGCGCGTCCTCCTCCTGAGAAATCGGTCCATCCGTTGTCATCCAAAGTGGTAGTTCGACTGAATTTGTTAGGGCGCTCTATGTGGAATAGCCAGGGGGTATCATATCGAGAGCCGACACGTTTATTATGACTGAAACCGACCCACCCCTTATGATAAGAAACTCCGCTGAAGCCGTTGTGCGTTCCGAAGTGGACGTTATCACCACCGTTATCACCCTCTGTACCAAGAACACGACCACTTTTATCTGAGTAATCAGGATCGTACCTGTGAATGTGGATGAATGTCCAAGAGTTTACAGGCATGCGGTCATCACCAGAATATCCACCTATGTCCCATCGCGAGTCCTGGTCACCCCTTATATATGCGAACCGGCTGCCTGTGGTATTGTCCGCCATGTTCGCGTTCTCTGCACTCACATATTCTGACGGTCCTGAAGACACGTTCCCCATGTGATTGCCATTTCCGCTCAAGTCTTCCCACACGGTTCTGCTCTTCCAAGAGGTCGCGTTGTAACGAGCCCGGAGCCCGTTGGTCACTGGCAGGGGAACCGCAGACATGTTGTTGATCACGGCAGGTGGATCCACATTGTATTCTATGGGGGTAGACGGAGGGGTAGACGGAGGGGTAGACGGAGGGGTAGACGGAGGGGTAGACGGAGGGGTAGACGGAGGGGTAGACGGAGGGGTAG